AAATATCAGCAATTACTTTTCGCTTGTCAGCGTTAAGTGTTTGTCTTTTTTGTTTTTCCATATTTATATTTCCTTTCATAAAAATTGTTTTAATGTATTGACAAATAAATGTCAAGGGATTATATAGGATATATTCCCTTTTGTTATTTACGGAATTAAAAACTCAAAATAACGGGACAACTACAGGTTGTAGCACGTCACACCGACACTAGTCCGTCTTCGTGTTATGAGCCTGTACTGATCCCTGGTCTAAGTCAGAAGAGATTGATCATCTTGTAATGGGACGAGGCGTCCGCTGTACTTGGACCTGGGATCAGAGGCAGGGCCGAGGTAACTCGGAATTGACTGCCTACTGATCCTGTGGTCCAATTGGTCTTGGACGCTATGCGCGACACGCGTTAGGGTAAAGCCGGGTGAGACCTACCGGCAACCACTTGTGGTTATACGGCTCTGCGGGCCTGACGTAAACAGCCACAAGCAACAAGCTCCAAGCCACACAACCTGTGGTTGTGTGGATAACTGTAAAAAAGAATTTGACAGTTGGTGAAGGATAATATAGGATGTATTTAGAAAGGATAAATTATGAAAAAATTAAAAGAAGAGTACCAGCCGGGAGGCAGCAAGCGACAGGAGATCCTGGACAAAGCTGTGCGTTACCTGAAGGACCCTCTGTACGGCACACAGAACGCAAAGCACGCGTTCTTGCTGGAAGAGGTTGGACTATCGGAGTCTGAATATTTAAGCTGCCTGAACCAGGCGGCTTCTCAATGAGCAGTAGAGGAGGCGGGCCCGAAAGGGCCCTGATCCTTGTGCAGCACTGGCGATGGCTGCAGGTTAACGGCACAAAGCAACAAGCCGCAAGCTGCAAGCGCCAAGCTTTAGACTTGACAAGAAAACAATATAGGATTATAAGGGAGTATGAAAGTAAAAGAAGCAATTAAAATTACAGAAGGATTTACACGTACAAGCAAGATGCCGGGCCTGAGTTACAGCCTGCCAGCCTGGGAGTGCAAAACCGGGTCGAAGCTTCGGCAGGTGAAGGGCTCAGTCTGCGCCAGCTGTTATGCGCTCAAAGGTAATTATACAAGATACCCGGCAATCAAAGCAGCTCAATATAGAAGGCTCGAAGCAATGAAGCATCCAGCCTGGGTTGATGCAATGGTAACTGTAATCAAAAGACAGAAATGGTTCCGCTGGCACGATGCGGGAGATGTGCAAGACCTGCAGCACCTGAACAACATATTTAAAATTTGCGAAGCAACACCGGACACGAAGCACTGGCTGCCAACGCGTGAAGCGTGGATCAAGAACGAGCTGGACCGGGCACCTGCTAACCTGGTGATCAGGTTTAGCCCGCCAATGATGGGCCAGCGCAACGACACCTGGCCAAACTCTTCGATGGTTGTTGAGACTGGCGCCACGTGTCCAGCTCCAAGTCAGGGCGGCAAGTGTGGAAGCTGTCGACAATGTTGGGATTCTACTGTAAAAGTAGTTTCATACGGTAAACACTAAAATGTTTAGGCACCCAAAATATTATAAAGAATTACGTAAGCTGCGTAATAAACTGGATCAGGCCATTAGCGAGCCAAGCGCGACGGCGCAAGTGGAGCGTGCGCCTGGTCCGGGCCCCAAGCAGCAAGCGACAAGCTACAAGCTTCCTGGTCCAAGACCAATCTCAAATGCAAACAAAGGTTTAATCCACAAGCGACAAGCTACAAGCCGCAAGCCTCAAGCTCCAAGCGACAAGCATCAAGCCCCAAGCGACAAGCATCAAGCTTAAAGCCACAAGCTTCAAGCTCCATGATACGTGAACCACGGAAAAGTTTCACGGTGCCTGAACCGAGGTGCTCAATGCAGATGAAAGTGTTCTTAGGATGCTTCACATGGAAGGCAATTTGATGAGGTGAGAAACGTATCTTGTTACTTCTCGTAACTTTTAATTCTAATGTGAAAAAGTGGCCAGAATTATTATAGCCCAATAGATCGGGAGTGCCATGTAGACTAGAGTTTTCAATTCTAATAAGCGAAATAGACTTAAAATTTCTTTTAAGTTTTTGGTAAAATTTAGCCTCTGGGCCCATAGTGTTTTCAAGGTGACTTCCGTATTCTATTCAGGTGTTTTGGGAGCTATTATAGTCTGCTCTTTCATCGGCTTGAATACAACACGGATAGAATTTTGTCCAATTATATTTGACTCTTGTACTTCAATTCTTTTTATTTCTTCCAAGTGAGGACCAATCTGCATATAGATACGTGCATTAGATATGGCGTTCCCTTTTTTACCATTAGTAAATTGTTCTAAGTATTCCTGTAGATGTTTAACAAACATTATTGACTTTATAGGACAGTTACCTTAAATTGTCAACCATGGGAGTTCCAAAGAGATTAACAGAAATGCAACAACGCTTCGCTGAGTTCTTAGTATTCGGTGATGAGAATGGACCACTGACACAGTCAGAGGCAGCGTTGAAGGCAGGCTATTCACCTAAACGTGCAAGACAAGAAGGATCAGAATTATGCAATCCAAAACTATCACCACTTGTTGTAAAATATATTGGTGAGTTAAAAGAAGAAAGAATCAAGAAACATGAAGTGACCTACGAAGGGCACATTGCAGAGCTTGGTAGACTTAGAGAAGCTGCTTTGAAGAAAGGCTCTTTCTCTTCTGCTGTAAACGCTGAAGCAAATCGTGGAAAGGCAGCAGGACTATACATAGACAGAAAAATAATAAAAACTGGTAAACTAGAAGATATGTCAGAACAAGAATTAGAAGCAAAGATGAAACAAATTTTAAACGATTACTCACAGATAATTAACGTGACTCCTGAAAAGAGTGAGTCCGAAGACTCACCCTCTCGAATCGACTACTCCTCAGAGTCGTCATCTTCATCTGATTGATCTGCAACAGATAATACGATCTCGCCGTCCTCGACTTTAATTTCGATTTCATTGTTCTCGATCATATCTTTTACAGTGTCTTTGATAGCATCTTGTAATGACATGTTCAGCTCCCTATAGTTTGGTTATTTTGGTAACCCATGGAGTAGGTATCATAGTCCTATCACCAAAAGTTATACCGTCATCATCTTTATCATAACTTGCAAATAATTTTATGAATTTTTTATTTTTTTCATACAACCAACCTTCATTCACAGGATACGATAACTTCATCTTATCAAACTCTTTCTCATTAGCCCAGCCAGAGTCACTTACGCAATCGACCCACTCCACTCTGACTTTTTGAAAAGGTATGTCCGGTGTGGTTTCAGTGTTAACAGCTTTACGTCTTTTTCTAGGCATAATACTCTATAGCATATAGGGATTTAAAAAGTTTAAAAAATTTTAGAAAAAACGACTCGCGCGCGCGTAGGGCATCTGTAAGTACAAAATAATCTGTCCACCTAAACATAATCTGTACCATGATCTGTCCACCCTAAAGTCATATATACCAACACTTCTAGACCAAAAGTACAAAAGTACACTTTTTTTTGCTACTTTTTTTAAAAAATTTTTTAAAACTTTCTAGATCCCTATAGTATAGCTTTTCCTGTCCCATTTCTGCCATAATGTAGCTCCATTACTGCCAACTTCTCTTCAGCTGCCGACATATCAGTTAATAGTTTATCTATTTCAAGGGTAATATCCGGATGTTCCGGGATCACCATCTCCTGGTCACTGTAGCATCGTATCTTATACTTACAGTCCTCTATGATAGCCTGGTATCTTGCAACCATAACTTTACGTAGTCTTTCATTCATTGTTATCCTCCTCATTTCTTCCTGGTATAAATAAACCTCTAATTTGTTCTTTGATAACCTCTACTTGCATATCATGGTACTCTATACTGAGACTACATTGTTGTTGTATATCTTCAAAACTTTTACCAAGTTCGATCCAATTTAAAATTTCATTCAAAATTTCAATTTTAGCTCTGTGTCTACCTTTTGTTTTTTCTAATTTTGCTCTTGTTCTAGCTGCTGGTTCTTCATTCATTTCCATCTCCTCATTATTGTTGTACCATCTTTCTTTTTATATATCTTCCATGACTTTTGACCGTCAAAATAATATCCTTCTAGTGTCATTTAAAGTCCTCCTCTTTCATTTTTATGTTTGCTTTCTCTTTCTCATCAAATTTTAGGTCATGATACATGTCTAATCTTTTGAGAAACTTATGTTTATATTGCCTTAATTCTGCCCCAGTTATGACAAACTCCTGATAATATAGGTCAGGAGTACATACCATTATTACACCCTTGTTTATGGCAGAATTGTGAACATAGTCATGGGCCATGGCGTATGCTGCAATCTGCAGGTAATAATCTTCTATCCATTCTTTTTTCTTTGGCCTGTTAGCCTGTTTAAAATCTACAATAGCATCTTCACCATTGTGACTGCAAACCAAGTCAGTAGACCCAGCGTATAGCCCAGGATAATACATCGTAACTTCCGAGCCGTAATACTCTTCCACCGGTGCAAGACCAATCTCAATAACTTTTTCGGCCATGGACTTCGCCTCTTGTCCGAGCCCTGTAAGATCATCGTAGCCAGTGCCGAGTATATAATGTTCCAGGAATTTGTGCATAGCAGTTCCCCGTGCACTAGATACATTCTTGATTCGTGTCGCTTCTTGTTCTCCAACTTTGGCCGTCCAGTCTTTTAGAAATTTTTGGTCTTTGGTTTTGCCTAATATAGTAGTTACACTAGGAAGTCTATAGCCTGCTACATCATAGATCCGTGATCCATGGTCCATGCTCTGTATGCCGTTGACGTAGCTATATTTCTCATTCTTCTTGATCGCTTTACCAATGTTATGGTACTCGGCTATGTCTTTATCGCTCATCATTTTTTCTTTTCTTTTCAAGGATTTTGACATGTTTTCTCCAGGCCCACGAATTAAGTTGACCGGCATGTTTCATTATAAAATGTAAAAAGGTATAAATATATTTATCAAACATTATTCTAAACTCATGGCTAATTTATATTCTTCTAAACTTATTACTTTACCATTCATCATCTTTCCAGGTAAGCTGTCACCATAGTGATCAATAATCTTTTGAATACCTTCCATCTTTACATGTATGTATGGCCAAAACAATCGTGCAACAAGATACGCGTCTCTAAACTGACATCTCCAACGCCATTGTTTTTTATAACCTTTAGTATATTCAGTCTTGTATCTTTTCTCTCCAACTGTACCAACACCTAAAACTTCATGAACATAACGTAAAACAGATTCATCCGTCATCGCCATCTCCATTCTAATACTCCAGGTAGGATATGCTTTCTTGTTATGGGGTCTTTTTCTCATATACTGTTTGTATTGTATATGTCCTTCGCCATCAAAAAGCCCGGCGATATAAGCTATGTCTGTTTCAGATACCATTAGTTAATACTATTATTACTGTTAGAGTCATTAGGAACATCATTAGTATCCACTGTTTCATAAAATTCTCCTTCTGATTCACAGTCCCAACATTGATGTACTTCGCTGTTGTCTCTAAAATCTCGTGAGGTATCACCTGTTGCAACTCTGATATACCCATTACCATGGCAAGTTGTGCAAATGTATCTTTTAACTTCTCTTAACTTTAACTTTGCCATTTAATTTTCTCGCTTTCTCGTTTGTTAATACTTCAATTGTCTTTGATATAGATAGCCTACCATCGGGCAATATTACCTTTGATAACGCTTCTAAAACCTTGTATGTTTCTTTGGATAGTGAAACATTTTTGTATTTAGTCATGTCTGTCATTTGTGTTTCCTTTCATAATTAAGTTTTATATATAAT